GCGATGCGATTCAATTAGTAGCGATAATGATAGCTCCGTTACTTTTGCCCATAGGAATAATCTATTTTAGCGGTCCTTCCGTAGGAGGTCTTTAATGAAGATTTCTAAGAAAGGATCAGAGTATGGAATGACGATTTTATACCTTTCACCTGTTTTAGGTGTTATGTATATGGTTGTTCAATTTTATATTTGGACCAGTTAATCTAACTCATAGATCGGAAAGGGCGTCTTTTAGGCGCCCTTTTTGTTGCTATAAATAATGATATGGCAACAGAAGAACACCAAGAGATAGAAGATCGACATAAGAAAATATTAGCTGCAGTCCAACCTCTATCAAGAAATTTTCCAAGTAAAAATCTAACAGAAATAGATTACTCTTATGCAACTAGAAAATCTAGTATTATTCTCATGCTTATACCTGAATGGGCTAACACATTTCCACCTTATAACCTTTGTCGTTTAGCAGCAATTACAAAAGAAGCAGGTTATAAAACAAAACTTATGGATGTCAACGCAGCAGGTTGGAATGAAAGAGAAGAATGGGACACAGAATTTGATCCTTGGCATGGCAGTTCATTTGCTTGGTGGTGTGGAGAGGATTATCATACAAGAATACACGAACATTTAAAACCTTTATTGTTAAGATATATAGACAAGGTTGTAGAAGAAAATCCTACAGTCGTAGGTTTTACGATATATGATTGTAATATAGAACCTGTAAAATGGTTTATTACAGAACTTAGAAAAAGATTACCAAACATAATTACAATGGCAGGCGGTGGTAAGTTTAATACGAGTACATATATTGGAGATGTAAAAGGCACAGCTGGTTATCGTTTAGGAGAATATTTTGACTACATGGTATCTGGAGAAGGTGAACAATTAATATTAGATGTTATGGATAAGGTTGAAGAAGATCCAACAAGACCTGAAACAGGACAATGGCTTGTCCAACCAGTTAAACAAAGAATAAATTTAGATATATTACCTATACCAGATTATACAGATATAGATTTAAATTTATATGAAAGGCCTGGAATGGCAGCTATGGAACTTAGTAGAGGTTGCACAGCAAAATGTACATTCTGTGATGAAACACATTTTTGGAAATATCGAGATAGACTTGCTGGAAGAGTTATGGAAGAAATTTTATATCTTTGGGAACAAGGTATAAGAACTTTTTGGTTTATTGACAGTCTTGTAAATGGTAATTTAAAAGAGTTCCGAGCAGTATTAAAAGGAATTATAGCAGCAGGATTACCAAAGGAAGGATTCCAATGGTTTGGTCAAGCAAGAGTTCACCCTAAAATGGATTTAGAATTTTTCAAAGATATAGCAGATTCAGGTGGAAAAGATTGTTTTATGTTTGGTGTAGAATCAGGCTCCAATAAAGTTTTAACAGATATGCAAAAAGGAATTACAGCACAAGAAATAGAACAAAATTTTAATGATGCTGCACATTGGGGTATATGGTCTAATGTAATGTTAATACCAGGGTTTCCTACAGAACGCCCACAAGAATTTTATGAAACTCTTACATTAATATGGCGTATTAGAAATTGCCGTTTAGGATCTGTAGGACCGGGTATATCAGGTTGTGTAGTACAACCAGAATCTGCATTAGGTATGCAACCAAAAAGATTTGGTATATCACCTGCACAGGTAGGCAACATATGGTCTACAAGAGATTTAATGAATACAAAGGTACATCGGATTGTAAGATTAAAAACTATTAATATGATGATTATGCATCTTGAAAATAAATTAGATAAAGATTATACATTTAGAGAAATACAAAATTATGAATTAGAGTTTAAAGATCCTACAATACAAAACGAAATAGAATATGAGGAATATGATTTTATGAATTTCTTTGGTAGATCCGGAGATGATTTTAAAGATAGTTTCTTTGCAGAACACATTCCTTTAGTAAGATTATTATGGAGAACTAGAGGAGCATTTAAACTTCATATTAATTATAATCCTGAATATGATACTTATGTATTTACAGAGTTATTAGGTTCTAATTTAAATTGTGATTTCTATTTTGAAATAGATGAAGAAGGTAATTATACAAGTGAATGTAAGGCAGAATTTATACAAGATAAACTTACAAAATGGCAATGGAACATGCCAGCAGGTGTCAAACCAGGACAACCTATTTCTAGAGCTAAACAAATGGTCCTAAGAGTTTACGATATTAATAAAACAGAAAACGAAACAATAGAAGACAAACAAGATATATATCACGAAATGACTAAACAAGACTTATCCTTTTCAGAAAGGAGAACAGCTCGTGGTAAATGGACCTAAATTTAGTTCAATCCCTTATATATAGTTATGTTATTAATGGAGATGAAAATGAAGCAGATCGTTGCTTTATTAATTGTAACAGGGTTCTTAGCAGGTTGCGGAGCTCAAGTATCTTTAACAGCTTCTGTACCAGAAGGCAAAGACTTAGATGTTACAATTAAAACCTCAGAAACACCGGGAAACTAATAACTCAACGGCAAGGCCCTTATGTTGAGTTTCCAACCGGGCAATTAAAGTAATATAATGGTCCTATAAGGCCTTGTAATCTAGTCCCTACGATAGTAATATAAATACTATTATGCGTAAAAAGAAACTGAAAATCAGGAATCCTGTAGCCCGTTATGCAAGATTGTTTAACAAGGCCACAGTCGTACCGGATAAAACTAAGTACAATAGGAAGAAGGATAAGAAAGTTTCTGACGCTGATATAGATTAATAACGGAGGAACCATATGAAAAAATTATGGATAACATTACCAATATTATTTTTTGTAATGTATGCTCAAAGCATAGAAGCTAAACAAAAAGAAATAGAATGTTTAGCAGAAAATATTTACTTTGAAGCAAGGAGTGAGTCAACAGCAGGCAGGATGGCCGTTGCTCTTGTTACACTTAATAGAGTAAAGGACGAAAGATTTCCTAATACTATATGTGGTGTAGTCAAACAAACAAAATATTATCCTAGTGGAAGAATAGATTTACACTCATGCCAATTCAGTTGGTATTGTGATGGTAAACCAGACACTATTGTAGACCAAGAATGTTACAAGGACATTCTATTAATTGCAGAAGTTATGTACGCCTATGAGACAGAGGATTTTACAGAGGGAGCATTGTGGTATCACAGTCCCAAAGTCAGTCCGAAGTGGGCAATGGTTTATACCAAAACTGTAAGGATAGATAACCATATCTTTTATAAAGATGTTGACTAAAGCATCTAAAGATCATATAATTAGCACATGTTAACAGACAAACCTAATATTATAGTTACAGGAGGTTGTGGATTTATTGGTTCACATTTAACCAAACAATTATTGGATAATGGTTTTGCTGTTACTGTCGTTGATGACAACAGAACAGGAAAAGTTTTCTGCAAGCACGAAGCAGTAGAATATTGGAAAATGGATGTAAAGGATTTTAATCCTCATAAATCTCATATAGAACCTCCAGTAGCTATATTTCATTTAGCAAACAGTCCTAGAGTAAGACGCTCTTTAGAGTATCCTACAGAAACTATTGTTAACAATATAGCCTCTACCTGTGCAGTTGCAGATTGGGCAAGGATATTTAATATAAAATTATTCTTTGCTACATCTTCGAGTACACAATATGTTGAGTCCAGGGGGAACCCATATACATTTAGCAAATTGGTTTGTGAAGAAGCATTAAATTTATATAGATCATTATATTCTTTGGATTATGTTCTTATGTATTTTTACAATGTATATGGACCTGGAGAGGCAGACTATGGAGAATATAGTACCGTTGTTAGAAAATTTAAAAACGATTATTTAGCAGGTAAACCTTTAACTATATTTGGCACGGGTAAAAAAGAAAGAGACTTTACACATGTTGATGATGTAGTACAAGGACTAATACAATTATTAGCAGATCCTGGCTTACCATCAACAGCACATTTTGGCAAGGGAGATCCTAAAACAATTTCATCTATTGCAGATGCTTTTGGTCACCCTGTCGTTCATTCTTTTGATAGGAAGGGAGAAGCACAAATGACCCTATGCAAGAATCCTTATATAGAATGCCATAATGATGTGCATGATTATATTAAAAGATGGGTCAAGGAGAACAAGAGTGATGTCACCAAGAATAGTAGTGGATAACACGATAGAGATGACTAAAGAAAAAATATCAGACATATTTTTAGTAACCAAAGAGTTTCATACCTCTACGGAGTTTTCTCAATTTATAGAAAAGATGGCTTTTAATTCCAATTCACCATGTATGGATATGGTTGTGGATTATTGTATTAAGAAAGAAATTGAAATCGAAAGCATCGGAAAATTTTTAACATCTAATCTAAAAGCAAAAATTAAAGAAGAAGCATTAGATTTAAATTTGCTTAAGGAAAAGAAAAAGAGTAAGTTACCTTTGTAATGGACCCATTTGATGTCTATAAAATATACCTAGCATTAAAACTACATTTTACGACAGAGTCGTATGATATAACAAAACATAAGTTTGCTGCTAAGGGTAAAAAAGAAACCTTTCTAAAAAGAAAGGATTTAATAGTTTTACGAAAACTTGCTAGGGATTACGACAGACAAACAATAATAGATATACTTGTTGCTAACTTTGTAAAAGGAGATCGTTGGGGTGGCATGTTTGATGCCGAGGCAATGAAGACATACGATAAATGGAAAGCAAGACAACAAAGTATGGGTTATACATTTGAACAAGATCTCAATACCATTCAAACAAGAATGGATATTGAAAATATAGAGGACGCAACGGTAGGCAATCAGCATCCTCTTATTTTAAAAATGTTATTGGGAAGACAGATAACATTAGAAACGGTGGTTATATTAAATAAAGAGTTGAAATTTTGTAATGATTATAAAGACGATCTAATACTAAAAGATACTTGCTTGTTAATTAATAAGTACAGTCCTTTTATGAAGAGTACCAAAAATCTACATCTAAAGCATCAAGATCTTATAAATATAATTGCTAGGACTAGAAATAGTTCTAATACATCGTAAATAAACCGTAATACAAC